TATCCATATAGATGATTTGACCCGACCCTTTATTTATCTCCGAATCAGATAACCCTGCATTAAAATTTGTTCCCAAATTAATTAGTTTAGCACCTGTTGGGTTAGTTGTTATACCTGTAAAATTAATCTGTATCGCTCCAGAAAATCCAGATTCTTCACCATTTATAACGTTTGCAGTGGTTGCACTCTCAAATTGATAAATTCTTCCAGATGTTGTCACTCCAACATAATCTGTATGATCATATGTTGAATTATTAAAGTAAATTGACCTATCTCTAAAATATTTTAGTACTTTAGTTTCCTTATCATATGATGAAACATATCCTTTAGCAATTTTTCCTGTATTTGGTGAAACTGTAAGTTTTTGATTAATTTTTTCACCAATAATTGGTTCATTAGCACCAGTTACGGTATCTAATTTAACAGATTGTAATGATGAAAAAGTGCTTTCTGTATATGTAAGAGCAGTGCCAACTTTAGTTGGATTTTTCACAATACCTACTTGTGCAAATTTAGTGTCTACTGGAAAATCCTTGGTAGAATCATCAAATCTTGCGTAGATTATAACTTTATCAGTTCCCAACTCAGTGTAGATATCATCACCATGACCTCTACCTGGTGGAATTATAGGAATTAATTTTGCTTTACCAGTTGTGGGTACATTAGAATTAATTGTATCTAAATCTACGATACCGTAAGTATATCCTTTTCCTCCAGCACTAACAGTCACATTAGTTATTTTTCCACCTTCAACATCGACTCTTGCTTTACCACCTGTACCATCACCTAAAATATTAACTTCTTGTGAGAGTCCATTTGAGTAATTTGTACCATTTTTTTCTATGTAAATATGTTTTATCTGATTTAAATTTAATTCAGAATTTCCATTTTCTCTAACACTTCTTATTTGAGAATCTGTTGTTGTAGACCATCCATTAGGGACAGTTATAAACTCCGTAGAATCAAATTTTATGATATCACTTGGAGAGACTGTAAAAAGATATTTCCATTTATAACCATCTCCACTACTACCTGCCTTTGAAGGTTCTAAATCTGTGAAAGTAGGTTCATCTTGAGATACATTTCCTAAAGGATTAGTTCCATTAGAACCATTATCAATACAAATATAGACTTTAAACTCTGAATTGACAACATAATAATTTGCATCATATAATCTATTTGCCTTAGTTAGAGGACTTTGATTTGCAGAACTGTAGTCATCTCTGTAAATTTCATATCTGTTTCCTGCAACCCAATCTACTCTTCTTATTAATCTTCTAATATTCCCAGAAGCTATTTTCTTACCGAACGCCATCGTGTCACCAACATGACTTCGATATGAAAAACTGTCTGTAGGTGCAGGTGTAGATGTATCCCACTGGGTTGATCTACCGTATCCAACTAAACCAGTAGCTCCAGTTGGATTTGCTAATCCTAAAAATACATAATATGAATTATTAGTATTCTCTACTGACTCCACAAAATTATTTGCATTCAATATTCTGAATTGATCAGTAATAATTGCTGACATTTGTACTGTATCTTACTTTTCTTTCTATTTATAGTGGTTAGGTTATAGAAATAACTGCTCTAATAGAACCACTGTTTCTATGACCAGTTTCTCCAAAGCTATCATAACTCTTTCTTTGTAATGTGGGGAAGGTTGTAAGTCCAGCATTTACAGTTAAACCTGTTACTCCTATTGAAATAGGATTTGTTGAACGTTGAACACCTGTACCATATAATCTACCCCAATTTATTGTACCTAAACTTGTAGTCAATCCTGGATTGGTAGGATCATAGAAACCTGTCTGAGCAATACCGTTGATAGAACTAGCACTATTTGAGTGTACTTTACAAATGATAGCACCCTGTGATCCACCCAAAGAATAATCAACAGAATTTACAATATAAACATTATCAAGGAAAGTTGTTCCGATACCAACTACGTGTGCATCATCTGGATTTACTGTTGTAAGTCCATTTCCAACCTTTGTATCTTTAATATAAACAGGATATCCTACTGCAAGTATATTTGCATTTGGAGCATTATCCAATCCACCATTACTATTTTTATTGACACCAAAGAAATCAAATCTTAATTCTGAACCACTTAATTCTGTGATACCAGTTATAATTCCAGTAAATCCTTCAAATTTAGATATTCCTGTTATTCTTTCTGTTTCAAATTTAGGTCTCTCAATAATAACAAGAGGTGGAGTACTTTGCTGATCGTACCCAAGTCCAGGATTTATAATCTCAGCATCAGTTACTACACCATTAGTTACTGTGACAAAAGCAGTGGCAGTGGTACCAATACCAACAAATTTCTCAACATTTATTGGTGCCTCAATACCAATATCTACCGTTCCAGTATATCCTGAACCACCTTCTGTTATGTTAATAGATGAAATAGTACCACCAGCACCTATTGTCGCAGTTGCCTGTGCAACTTCACCCAATTCACCAGATGTTATTAATGCATCTACACTGGATGCTGATAGATCTATGCCATATTTACTTTCATAGAAGAATGATTGTGCATCATCAACAAAAATACTATTAGTTCCATTTAATCCTATTCCCGAAGTTTCTGATAAATCTCCAATTATTTTTGATGTAGGATAAACTTGAGGTTCAAGTATTGATCTTGATTTAGGAACTAATCTACCATTAATTTGTAAATCATTTTTTTGTTTAGTCCATCTTATTGGTTTTTCATTTACCTCATCAATTCCTAATCCTCTATAGATATCAGTATCTACTATATCAGTATTGAGAATATCCTTAATTATTCTTTCATCTGATTGTGATGTTGTTAATCCTGATGTTTTTTCACTCTTAAATACACGAACAGTATCACCAACTTGAATTGTTTCTGTTACGTTTTCAATATCAACATCAGTTCCGTCTTTTCCTTTGTAGAAGTAGACATCTACTTGATCATGATCATTAAGACCTGGTTGAGATTCACCAGTAGGTGGTTCAGTAAATACAAAGGTCGTTCCTCCTCGGAATGTATAAGCTTCGCCAGGTTTTTGTAATACACCATTTACAAAAATAAGTAAAACTGAATCTAAATCAATTAATGCGGAACGAGGATCAGTTAATATTTTCTCAAAACTTATCAATTCACCATTGAAGAATAATGGGAATCTTGTTCTATTACCATCTTGTAGATTTTTAATACTATCAATCGCATCAATTTCACCAAATTGCCAAGCAGAGAATTTATCATTAAATATCTCAAGAACTTCTAATTCAAATTCTTGTATAGGTGCAGATAAATGTGCAGCAGTGACAAGACCTACTGGTTTGAACTTATCCCCTCTCTTAAATGAGTATCCTGATCTAGTTATCTCAAAATCCTTTATTTCAAACAAGGAAGTACCAATTCCAACAGTTGTTGTCGCTGCACTTACACCTACGTTCAGAAGTAGATTTGAACCTGTTTCTGTTGTTGCTCCAACACCTAATCTAGATATTCCTACAACTTCTAGATTTTCATAAGTTGGTTCTGGTATATTAATCTGTGGATTAACATATCCAGTGCCAGGATTTGTTACTGTAAACGCAAGAGTTCCACCTACACCTACAGTTGCTTCTACAACAGCACCAGTACCACCGCCACCGCCAGCTCCCACATTAAATGTAATTGATTCTAGAGATGTTGATCCTATACTTACAAATGTACCAGCAAATGGATCTGAATTTGGGAAACTTGTTTTGGATACTGCACGAGGATATGGATGGTCGCTAGAAAAACCATCTTTTGAGCACTTGAAGACTAATCCACCCGTATCAATACCAACTGTGTCACTTGTAGTAAATGTATGATTTGGTATAATTAATGTGAGAAGACCACTGTGTGATTCATAAAATGCATCAGTCGCAGTAAATGCATCTCCGTTATATACATCTTTTCTTATCGAACCTATACCAGAACTTACAAATTTATGTTCATATGCAATATCTGTAACACCTATCGCAACAGTGGTACCTCGATATCCAGAACCAAATGTTAAATCTTCGTAGAATTCATATGCATTACCACCACCTTGATAAGTATGTGGTATTGTGCTGGCACCTGCTCTTACCTCAAAACTTCTTTCAGAAACTATACCAACAACAAATAGTGGTCTTTCGTGGTCTTGGAAGATAGTTGTTGTAACTCCAACATATCCACCACCACCGATTGTTTTAACTGAGTTTGCAACAGCAGAAACAAATGTATGGGAGTAGTTGCCACCAGCAATAACTGCTCCAGCTGTTGCTGATACAAATGTATGTGGATCAGTGTTTGTAGATGGAACTGTTGTTAATACTTGAAGTGTGATTGTAGTCTGAGTTACTGACTCAATGTTTATTGCAGTATCATAGAATGGGTCATTACCATTTGATCTAGGATATGTTTTCTCTGCAGCAGCACCAGTAGCACCACCAAATCCACAACTAAATGTCAATGAGTTAGGTGCTAACTTAATAGATGTACCAGCAGTCAAATTATGATTACCAATCTCAAGAACCATTAATCCTGTGTTAGGATCGTATGTTGTTCCTGTGGTTGGTGTGTATGTTACGATAGGTGATGCACCAACATTAACTCTAAAGGTATTTGTAGTTGCATTTAATATTGTAAGGTATTGTCCTGAAGCAGGGTCAGTTGAACGAGGATAAGTTTTATTAGAACTATTACCATCCATCGCACAAGTAAATGTAAATGCATTATCATCAATTACTATCGCATCACCAATTGCTAACCCATGATTAGGTATAGTTATAACAAAATTACCATTTGAAGGAGTATAAGTTGCATTTGTTGGTGTGCCAACTGATTCTTTAGGACATTTAAACTCTAATCCCTTTAATTTAACTGAAGTAGGTCTGTCTAATGCAAATCCGTGAACATCATTCGTTGTAACTGTTATGATTCCACTTACATTATCATATACAGCGGTCTGAATTCCTAGATTAAATCCTGATGATGTTCCAATACCAACAATTCCTGTTAACTGACCAGATGCATTTTTCTCTGGTCTTACTTTTGCACCAACTAACGGAGCATATCCTAAACCTTGAGTTGAACCAAGAGAAACAATCAAACCACCTCTAGGAATTTGATTTTGATTTATATCATCAGGAGATACTAAAAATTGCCCATTCTCTGATGTAATACCAGTAAATCTAATCGAGGATATTCCTGAAGTGGTATCTGCTAATATTGCATAATTATTACCAATAGTATTTGCAGTGAATGGTCTCTGATACACACCATTAATAAACACGACTCCATTTCCTACATCAATCCCTGCTGATGTATTTGCACCACCAACCTTTAAGGTGTAATTTGTTGTAAGACCTGTAAAATTATCTGATATATCATCAAATAACATATTCGTTGTGTAGTTTTGTCTTGTAAAGGTTCTTCCACTAAAGTCTGCTTTTACGAAAGGTAATTCCGTATCAGTTTTTCTTGAACGTGTATTTCCTTTTGGAGGGTCAATAAAATGAACTTTACTGTCAACTATATTAAATGAACCTCTATGAATTCTTACAATATCACCACTATCGTGAGATGTGGCACCAATTCCCAAAGATCCTCTTTGAACTCTAACTGTTGGAACTGTTGATAATCCCTCAGATATGTTTAATTGATCATCTATTTTTCCACTTCCATCTGATGTGCTTGAAAATCCTACTTCTATTATCTTCATAAACTCATCATTTATTTTTAATACATCAAACGTTGATATTGAACTAATGCCACTCAATGAGAATTGCGTGGTTGCTGCTCCAATATTAACAGATAATGTATGAGTTAATGAAGTAAATGTTACTGGTTGCTGTGTGACACCATCTAAACCTATGAGTGTTTTAGATAATTTTTTAGTCATGTTCAGTTTATGAACATTACCAGAACCAACACCTGTAACAGTTATTGCAATGCCTGATGCTACATCTTCGCTTCTTGGGAATAATTGGAATTTATCTTCACTTAAAACTTTTGCAAAAACAGTAGATGGCATAATATCAGTTGTTATACCTGCACTATTAACTGTTGATCCAATTGATATAGGAGTAGCTGCTACTCCTATAAAAGAAGAATCAGGACTATAAACAAGTTCTTCATTTGTATTAAAGAAATGATTTGGTATGGTGAATACACCTGTTGATTTTTCAAGTCCTACGCCATCAGGATTAAATGTCTTTGTATAAATTGGAGTTCCTTGATATTTTAAGTCAAATTCAGTTTTATTTGCTCTTGCTCCTTCTAATCCATCATATGTTGATAATAATACTTCTTGATCTACATTACCATAACTCAAAGTTGCTGGAACATTGCTAAAATCAGAAGCTGTATAGAATACTTGGTTATACGCTTGAACCTTAATTTCATCTGTAAATTCTGGATCAGGTACAAAATTTATAGAAATATCATCACCAAATGTTGCAGATGTAAATGAACCTATTCCTGATGTTGAACCTAATGAAACGAATGGATACTGAACAACTAATATATCTTCTGCGTCTCTTATTGCTGTAACTTGATGTATCGCAGAAGTTTGTCCAGTAGATACTTTGACAAGAGATTTAATTGAACTGTCAATTGTTTTATTGATAGAAGCGACACTAAGTATTCCAGTGCCCTGATTGAATGTAGATTCAAATCTTACACTTCTCTCTGCTCCAGGAGGTTGTCCTTCAGATAAAAATCTGTGTGTTCCTATTCCTGCAGTTGTTGTTCCTAAACCAACTATACTTGATTTAGAATCTAAAGGAGTTGTTCTGTCATTCTCAATCTGCAATTTAACTAAATTATTTTCTAATCTAGCAGTGATAATACCTACTGTATTATTTGTAAGTCCTAAAGTATCATCAGAATAAACTTGGGATAAAGTTGTATTTACACCATCAAAATCAAGTATTACTTCATTATAGTTAATTTCTTTTGTTATTGTATCCTGAACAAATATATTTGCCTGTAATCCGTTAAATTGATCTTTATCAAACTCTACAATTGTAGTTGTATTAAATCCGATAGCAGCAGATGCAATACCAACATTTGCACTTATTAAATTAATACTTCCTATAACATTAGAACTTACTCCAGGTATATCATCATCATAGAAAGTTTTTAATATTTTTATGTCATGATCTTTTGTAAACTTTTCAACTGGATTAAATAACAAGTTATATACAGAAGTAGTTGTTATTTCTGTGCTGAAATCACCAAGTTTAAGATTACTATCAATATTATCTAATCCAACTCCAGTGCTATCAGTTGTTTTCTCAAGTAAAATTATTTCATCTTCTTTTGTTAATACGACTAATTCACTTAATTGCACATCAAAAGAATCAGGATCAATTACTTGAATTAAGTAATTTACAAACTTACCATTTATTTCTTCAAGCACACTTGAATTAGCTGCAAATCCAACACTTGAAAATCCTCCACTTATATCATCATGTAGAAGGACTCTGTTAGAAATACATTTGGTAAAATTAGTTAATTTCCTTTGTGAGAATAAAAGTGTTTTTGTTTTATCACCTAAACTATTATAATCTAAAACATTATCAAAATTATTAATTGCATCAACTCTATTATCGTCACTAACAACATCTAAAATAATATTTGATATTGATTTATCATTTTCTGTCTTTACACCAACTTTTATATTTCTCTGTACAAAAGTATCAGCAAAATTTTTCAATCCTGCAGGATGAACTATACTATTAACACTATTTGAGAACTTATCCCAAGTTATTGGACTCTTAACAGAGTATGATAAATTCTGATAATAATCATTATCAGGTATTACTTGCAAATCTTCATTCAATTTTCCAATGTCATCTAACCAACCATATTCTTGACGATTTGAAAAATTAATCTCAAATCTACCTAAATTAGGTTTGATTTTTATTATTTCAGCAGAGACCCCTGTTGTTCTTCCTGTAATTCTATCACCTTTGTTAGTTATATCTAATCCATCCAATTTAATATAATCATCTCTTGTTTCTATTATTGATAAATCAGAATTTTCACCATTTAATATCAATGGTTCATTCTTCTGGAAAACTCCTCTACTTTGAACAGGAATTATTTCTGGATACTTCTTTTTATTAACTATGGTGGCATATCCAGATTGAAATGATTTAGCAACACCAGGATTTGTAGTCACTCCAGCTACACTGAATTTCACTATTGATGTTGAACCAGATATGTAGTCTAAAACTTTAAAGAATGTAAAATTATGATCCTGAGAATTAAATCCTTCACCCAATACCTCTCCAACTGTTTCTCCACCTTGTACTGTAAGACCTCCAGCTTCACCAATCCTTTGTATACCTTCAACAAAAATCTCATCTCCTACTTCAAATGGTTGAGGGTCAAGGAATCCATTAAATGGTGTTTCCAAGAAACATGTAACCAATCCACCAGAACTTGTTTGTATTTGATTAATACCAATTCCGTTTGAATTATTAGTTGTGAATACTTTATGTTGAACGGATTGAAGTCCATTTATTGGAGCAACTAGATCAACTGATGATATGGATTGATTAGGAACATTTGCTGATAATGAACTTGTATCAACAACTGTATTTGATTCTGGATTAAAAAGTATCAAGTTAGGGGGTGTTGTATAATCAAATCCTCCATTTACCACATCAATATTAATAACTGTATCTAGATTATCAATATTTAAAATTGATGGTATGAAAACCTCTGGTTGTAAAGTTTTGTCTGCCGAATATTCATATCCTATATCAAGCACTCTGACGTTTTCTATTTTTCCAATATTATTAGATTCTGCAACTAAATTGGCATTTAAACCTTCGGTAGATGTAACTTCTTTAAATAATGGTATTTGTTTGTAATTAAATCCCTTTGAGAGAATTTTTAATTTTTTGATTCCACCTTTTACGTTTGTTGATTTTGTTGAATACTCAATTTTTTCACAATCAGTGTCATCATATGACAAAAATTCTGGAACTTTTGGTGAAAAATTAAACGTTTCAGACGTAACACCTGATATTTTGTATTCGCCATTATAAATGCTATCTAAGAAAATAATTTGTGAACCGTTTACAACTTCATTATCTGCTGTACTAATGTAACCTCCCTTGGTAACACCATAATATAATACAGATGGTGTTGAAGAAGTTGATTCTAAAGTTAATGAAGCGTCTATGATGCCTCCTGTCTCTGTTCCGATTCCAACAGTACCTGCAGTTCCGACATTGAATATTGTGGAATCTTGGGAACTATTAAATTCATTTTCACCATTACTATAGAAAATTTTAAAATCAAATCCTGCGAGGGTTGTTGTAGATAATCCAAATTTAACCTTTGAATTTTTATAAACCTTAATTTGAGGATTTATAGGTGCGATGCTTTGCTTACTTCCACCACTATTACTTGCAAATTCAATAATTTTTATTGGATTTGCTGATAAATCGTTAAAGGTCTCTGTTAATTGAAATAATTGACTATTAACTTTATAAACAAAATATGAGCCTGTTCCTAAACCAGCGTTTCCATCGTAAAATACTTTATCTCCAGTATTAAATCCATGATTTTCAATGTTTATTCTATTGGATTCTACATTTGTATTTGTAAAATTAATTTGATTAATTAATAATTTTTGATATTCTGAATTATAATTTACTTCGATAGTGCCTGTAGTACCTATTCCAACAGTATGATTTGGAACAACATTAATTGATACAACGTCTCCATTCTGTAAATTATGAGTTGTTGTATTAGCAGCAGCAACCTTTGTAGTTACAGTACTGACAACTTTGTCAATATCACCTGTAACTTGATCAAATTGGGATGATATGTTATAGAGATGTGTGTTTATACCTGCAACAGCACTTGCATTTGTTTTAAAGAATAGACCATCACTAGTGCTACCAATAGAAACTGTTGAAAGACCAATATAGTTTTCGCTTTTTTTAATAACAAATAAATCTATTGTAGTGTCACTTGAGTCATATGGTATTGAAAAATTACCAAGTGTATCATTTGGATCATTAGTATTTGCAACATCTATTTGTCTATTTGATACTGCTGGAACATTAAGTTTTACTCTCTGTCCAGTAACAAATGGGTGATTTGGTAAATATATTTGCCTATTTGGTATTGATATTGATTTTGTAGTTTCACCAACAACATAATTTGTGTTTGTTGCAATACCAGCAGTTCCTAATCCTATTTGTTGTGGTCCATTGAAATAAATTACATCATTTATTTGAGAATCAAATCTTTTTGTTTTAACAGGAATTGATACTTGATTATTCAATAGATCAACATTTGATCCAAATGTATGAGCAGCACCAGGACCCCTTGAAGCACGAATAATTCTCTGTTGCTTGTAAACATTCAATACTGTTATAATTTCATCATCAGTAGCATTACCAGAGCTAATTCTTAATGAATTTCCAGGTAGTACATCTTCTGGTAGTTTGTTGACAAAAATATCTTCAACAGCAACATTTCCATTAGGAACAACACTCATTGTCTTACCTAAAGAAACACGAGACGTAGAAACACCTATTGAGAATGAATTAGTTAAATTTTGTATAGATGTGCTCAAACCTGAAACAAACACATAATCTTGATCATCTAACTCAATATAAGTTGATATTCCTGCTTTGACTGTATTATTATCTGACCAAGTAAATACTAAATCTTCAAATCTATCTAATCTTGTTTGGATATTAGAGACTCCCAAACCAACTATCTCACTTACCTCTGCTTTAAATCCTGTTCCATTTGTATTGGTATTATCAAAAGATGTAAGATCACCTACTCTGTAATCTGAACCCGAATTTAATACTGTAATGTCTTCTATTTCACCCTTAGATACTGACCGTACTTCGGAAATCTGTCTGATAAATTCATTAGATTCGGTAAGAAAATCATTATCAGCAAATTTCTCACCAACATTGTATGGATATGTATTTCTTATTAAATTAGAATTATTAAAATCAAAATTATGATCTAATTTTAGATTATCTTGAATTAGTGGTAATCTAAATGTTTTTCCTATAAAATATGGGTATTTACCAATAATTTTACCTGTTTTATCACTTTTCTCAACAGTTGCAAAATAAGCATAGATTCCATTCGGAAATTCTGGTGTCTTACAAAATCTTCCATTATGAATATCTAAATCTCCAGAATTATCAAATATAAAATCATCAATAAAGAATCCATCATCGAAACCAGAAGGTCTATTTTCAACCTTTGAAGTGTCTTTGACGTATGAGGATTCTAATATGCGTATAGTTGAGTTTATATTGTTTGGTTCTGAATATCCAAATGGACCGTAGATTGGATTACCATCATATGCCCAACCTATAATCGATGAGTGTTTTGTAGGTACATTAAATTCACCATTACTTAAAACATCAAAGGTATCAAATTCTAAATTCTCTAGTAAAGTTTGATTTACACCGATTACATTATAACTTAAAAAATCATCTCTTGAGACTAATACAGTATCCCCATGTCTAAATTGTTTATTCAGTTGTAAAGTTCTTACTGAAGCACCAAATACGCCTCTTACACCTCTAGATACAACATCCACGATAGTGCTATCTTGTTCGTATCCTATACCACTACTAATCACTATAGCATCTACTACTTTACCATTTTGTATTACTGGTCTTACAATGGCACCTACGCCTTCTCCAGTTGATATTATTTTTACCTCTGGAGTTGAATCGTAATTTTCTCCTTGATCTGCGACTACTACATTTACTACTTTACCATTTTGAATAGTAGGAGTAATTGACGCATAATTACCAGATCGTATACTAACTTTTGGATTAGCTACGTTATTTAATATTTTAGAACCATAATCTGTTCCCTTTTCATACAAATATGCATCAGTGAATGAACCTGTAACGACTGGAGTAATATTAAAGGTACCAGTTACATTACCATTGTATATAACTTCAATATTTACTTTTATATCAGGATACTTAAATGTTTGATATCCAGTTCCAGTAGAATTTAATCCAACAAATTTACCCCTATCAAAATCTACAGTTGATGTACCACCAACACCAGCATTTGCAAGTTTGAATGAATTATCATCAACTTTCATCACGTAGTAAGATGATGCTGTCGATAATCCCTGAATTTCTTTTGGCATTGTTGATCCAATACCGACCATAGGTGAATAATTAATCAAATCACCGTGCTTAAAACCATGATTTACAAAATTTACAGTATCAAAAGAAGTTGATATTCCAGATGGTTTTACAATTAAATTACGATATTCATATCCTTCACCAGAATTTTTAACTTTTATACTTGTAATTGTGTTTTTTGGTTCTGTTCTAAAAACATGTATTCCAGATGCTGCAGTATCAGTTGCTATTCCTATAGTATTAATACCACTTAAAGCATCACTCTGAGTATTATAAATTGTAACTGTCTTAGGATTGACATATCTTACATAATATGGATCTCCATTTGCCAATGCTCCAGTTATTTGATTTGTACTATCAAACGCTGCTCCAATACCAATGGGAGCATTACCATTACTTTGATAGTATACTATTTGACCGTTTTCTAAATTATGTTCCTTAGAAAAAGTAATCGTCTCATTTTCAATATCAATACCACCACCGAAATTTATATCTCTACTATCAAAAGTTAATTCTCTAAATCTAACACCTGTTACTGCCTCCAATTCACATCCATCTCCATTTCCACCTGTCAATGTTACACTTTTTACAGATTTAACATCAAATTCTTGTGGATCGATAAAGATCTCTTTTACTGAACCTGTAATTACAGGTTCTACATATGCTGTATCGCCTAAACTCTCCTCAATCAATATTTTTGGTGGATTGATTACATCATAACCCTCCCCACCATTAATTATATTAATACTAGATAAACTACCATAAGTTATGAAATCTTCCGATACTGGGGATCTAACTTCAACCCCATTCTTCAAGATGGCAATATCTGTTATATTTTCATCACCTACAGATGAATCAGATAAACTTTGTGATAAAGGAAATCTTCTTAATATTTTATTTGCACTTAACTTCCTACCATGTTGTCTTAGTAAAGTAAATGTGTGAATATCATTTAAGGAAACTCCTAAACCAACTTGTATTGAACTAGCAGTTCCAATTTGTCCTCTAGAAGAATAAAGTGCTAATTTGGTAATATTTGATCCAGAATTTGCTGGTTGTGGATCGACATAGTAAATAGCACCATCATTTAGACCTGGTGGAACCTCTGATGGATCATCAGCATGAGTTGGATTGTCAAATTGATTTTCAGCATTAGGATCTTTGATTGAATTATAAACAATAGCATCTCCCTGTATAAATTTGATATCTCTATTAGTATTAAAATGAAACTCTAAGAAACTGTATAATCCACTTGTACTATCTTGGCTATTTTGATCAAGGGGGAATTCAAATGATGTATTTGCAAAACCAACTATTGTTTCTTTTATAACATCATCAGATATATTAAAATCAGGAAGAGAATTTGATGCAACATATCCATCAGTATCACCATCAGTGTATACGTTAAGTATATTTGAGATAATATTTTCATTTCCCTCTCTTATCTCAATATTTGAGCTTGTTGCTTTTTCAACTACTCTACGAACATCATAGTCTTGTCCCTGAACTGGTGTAAATCCTAAATTTGTAGTTATTACTTGATTTAAATTCGTATCTACACTTGCAACATTAAACGCACCGTCAACAATTTGTTGACCTCTTCTGAGAACTTCAAATTGATCACCAACTTTGATAGAAGACTTATCAAGTAAAGTATCAAATTTAATATTTCCTCCACCTCCAGATGCTAAAATATTAACTTTGAATCTTGAACTTGTGTTATAAATCCAAGAATTTGCAAATTTTTCTTTATAATTTATACTATTATTAAATATTTTTTGTCCAAGATGCTTTACAAATATTTTTTCTCCTTCATTAACTGAAGTAACATTATCATCAACAATTAATTTACTCAATACACCAGTTATTCTCAACTCTATTTTCTTTGATAAATCACCATTTTCATATCCAAAAATATTACTATTAATTCTAATATTATCAGCAGTGTTAATTTGATTTGTTATACCAGTACAATCAAAGAATTGATTGATTGTTTTTGATTTATATTCAATAGTATTAACACCACTAATAATAGTTCCTGTTGTTCCAAACCCAACTGTTGAGTCTACAGATATAACTGATGAACCAGCTGACACATTATTCAATACTTTAGTATTTGGATTGACCGTAAATATGCCTTGTATCAAATCTCTATCACTGTATCCGACAAATAAAGAAAGTTGATAGTAAGTCTTACCTTCTCTATTAAATATTTCTACTCCAGATACTGATGCATTGGTTTCAAGATCGTCACTCTTAAATATTGTTTGTCCGACTAAATTTTGTGGATCTCCAGTTTCTGTGATTAAATCAGCAATTACAACTTCTCTTCTTACAAATTCAGCATCTGAAGGTTTTATTAAATTACTTTCAAGGTCAAGAATTGTAGAATCTACCCCATACAATACTTTAAATAATATTTTTATCGACTCTTCAAGACCTTTTGATTGATAGAATGAACGAGCGAACTTAATAAAGTTACCAACATCTAAGTCAGATGTAAAACTAATATCTTCAAATCCTGGTAAAAATGTTTTCTTTAATTTTTTGTAAAACTCTTGTATGAATAATACAGATAAGTTTTGTACAGTCGAACCATTTACATGACTATCTGCTGATGTTTCCTCAAAGGTTAATTTTTCTTTATTAACATCTACTAGAGATGAAGATACTCCTACGTTATATCCTGTAACACCACTAAATCCACGTATACATCCTGTAAACGTGGTTGATGTAATTCCTGTATAAGATATAATTTCATCATCAATTTTTAATAAACCATACTCACTCGGAAATCCTTTTGTACTAGGTACAGATATAATTAAATCGGATGAATTAATATCAGCAGTAATTGATGTAATTCCAACTACAACTTCTGGTACAAGATTGTCTACTTTGATATATTGATCAAAATTCTGAATTAAATCGGAGGCTCCTCCTTGATATTCATGAGAAAGATAATATTGTTTAAAAAATTCTATAGCATTAGGAAAATCACTCCTTATAAACTCTGGCAAGTGATTTTCAATGACAGTGTTAACTTTTATTCTTTTGTCAAATTGTGACATAAATTATTTCCTCTCTAAAACCCCATTTGAGTAACTTGAGGTATAGTAATCTCTAGTAAATACAACACCTGATACATCTTCTCCTGATGCAATAACGTCCTTCAACATATTTATCGAACTATTGGAAACGTCTAAACTGACGAAAAGGTCTTTTAACCCAATCACATCATTTGACTCTGGAAATGCTTGTATTTCAATTATATTATTTTGTGCAACTGTCGATGTAATGTTAATTGTGTTTAGTATTACCTCACCTTTTTTGTAATCGACTAAACCTGCGTCTTTAAGCAAAACTTGCACATTATTCTTTTCATCTCTACTAACAACACTGATTGTACCTTTCATACTTCCATCAAGGTTTCCTTCAGAGTCCTTATTTGGAATATCTGTTAAATATGCAATTGATGAACTTCCAGATATTGTAAAACCTGTACTCTTTATATTATATCCAGCAGGATTAATATGAAATTTATTTCCAAAACATAATTCATATTGTGCAAATGCATTAAGAAGAGCCTTCATGTCTCTTCTTATAATAATTTTTGTAATATTTGATGTAATACCCTCATTAATTCTATCAATTAATTGATTTACCTTACTATACTTAAATCGACCACCAAACTTATTCATCTCAACATTGTTGGCATAATTCTGTAAAGCACTTATAATTTTTGATCTTAAAGTAATTGATGAACCTATTTTAGATGGGTCAAAATATACATTTGAATCAATTTCAACATAAAGTATTTTAAGATCAACTATTTCAGAATTAATACCTGCAATTGCATAACTTTTTAACTTACTTTTAATTTGCGATTTGTCAAAATCCGAGATAAAAGTACCATTTTTTGGTTTAATACTAATTTGAACTTTACCAAATTGTGGAGGATCTAATTCTTCCCCACCAATGACAGCAACAGACTCCGTTTGAGGGTAAATTTGATTAATTATTGCCTCATAATCTCTTGATGTAACTGCTCTATATTGTGCTGAGTAAAGTCTTGGTGCAAAATACTTAATAGAAGACACATCCTCAACTTCAGACCCTCTAGAGGCGTTTGTAACTGTAGTGGATGTTACAGTATCTGAGGGGGTAAAGAAGGTTCCATCATCTTTAATAAATGTTCCTTGGAAACTAAACTCACTCGGACCGTTACCATCTGGACCATCAGTTACGATGTATGATACACGAACTGTTGCACCATCTTCTAATTTTTTACCAAAAAATCCATCTCCAAACAAAATTTCATATTTTCCATCTTGAACTTCTTGTGCAAGGTAAATTTCGGAGTTTTTATTTAATGATAATATATTATCAACTCTTGAATATTTTCTTCCTATTGTTATTTCATTTCTACCTGCCACATGAACTACTAATGTTGATGCATCGATGTTTGGACTATCAATTATAAATCTTTGATCCTGAGATGTATCAACAACATATGTTCGACTTAAGTATGTTCCTTCATAAATTGTGATATCATCGTTAAATTGTGCAAAAGAATTAGTACCAATCGCTCTTACTTTACTTGAAGTAATAGTTTCAGGAATTGAAAATCTAAAAGTTGTATTATTACTGGCACCAACACATACAAGACCTGGTCGTAATGAAAGAAATCTAGGTGTAGCGTCTGTAGTAGGTCCTAAATCAATATCATTTAATTTTATCGTTGCTGTTGCTGCTCTTCTTGAACGAGGTACATAACCAATGTTTCTTGCAAGTGAAACAACATTCTCTCTTATTGTTGCCGAATCTAGAAATGATTCATTAGCAACTAAGTTTGCATTAAATGAATTAATATAGGTATTATATGCCAGAGTATCAATTAAAACTGAAAAGTTAGATCCCTCAAAATCAAAATCAGTAAAATTAGAATTTGAACGTAAAAAATCTTTAATTTGTGCTTTGATATCATCAAAGTCTAAACTAGTGAACTGAGTAAATGGCATATTATCTTGTAGGTTCTAATAGGAAAGAAAAGGATTGAGTAGGAACATCTAATCCATTAATATCAAAAAGCACCTTAATCTCTATTTCATTCATATCTGGTCTTCCAGTCACATCTACTTGGAGATTAGTTATTCTTGGCTCAAAGTTAGTAATAGTTTCTCTAATTTGATCCTCCATGATATAAGTAGTTGTTCTTGAAAAATTCTCAAATAGAGATTCACGAACATCTGTTCCTATTAAAGGGTTAAAAAACCGTTCAGTAGGCATAGTTTCGACCAAATTTCTAACTGATCTAGCAATTGCACGTTCATTAACAAGCACAGGAATATCTTTTGTCACTGGATGTGGTGAAAAAGACAAACTTATATCCTTAAATGCTCTTGATTTGCGTTGAATCGCCATTATTGATACTTTTAGATTTATTTATATCCTATCTTGCATAATCATTCATCACATAATCATCTGTATCAAAGTAATTAAGTATCCACCATGCTACACTGCGTGGATTTTTGCTTCCACAAGTGAAAATATCGATTGCTACACACCCTTTTTCTGGCCAAGTATGACAAGAAAGGTGACTTTCTGCTAAAGAGATGAGAGTTGTCACTCCATAAGGGTCAAATTGATGAGTAAAAGTGTTAAGAACAGTCAAATCTTCACTTTTGACTGCTCTTACCATTGTTTCTTCTATTTTTTGAGGGTCATTTAACTTATCAAAGGGTACATTATACACTTCAACAAGTAAATGAGTGCCCATGTGGGCATTTTTTACGTTTTTCATCCCAATTCTGGTTCAAATGGTTTTCTATCGTTAGTTTCTTTTCTTTCTTTTGCTGTTTTCCAGAAATAATTCTCTTCTGAACCTAATCCATCACGGTCATGACCATTTTCAACTTGGTAATATACTGTTGAAACCTTAAAATCGGGCACTTTTGGTGTTTCTGGAGTAATACTGTTGTCGTAAATCCTCATTCTGTTGTTCGGATAGAGGCAAAATTGCCCATTATCGAGTTCCAAGAGATTATGAGACTTATGTTCAGCAGGTTGTTCACTCGTAGAGTAGTCAACTGCGTCTACATCAGCATGAAAATTATCTAAAGTGCAGATATAGGTGCCTGTCTGGTTGCCAAAGTCTCTTGTATACACTTCATAGTGCATCGAACCGATAAATTGTTTCTGAACTGCGACCACTCCATAGTCCATACAGTTCCAAAACTGCAAATTATGTAAAGTCATATCAGGATCAGGTAATTCTGGAGACGATAAAAATGCCGAAATTGGTAATTTATCAAACATCGCAGCATATTCGGGTAAATACGTCTCAAAATAAAAGGCACGACCAGGAATACTCTTAGCCGATACCCATACACCTTTTACAAATTCACCATGTCCACTCTTATGGTCGGTTAAGTACTCTTTTCTCACCCATACTTCATAAGAAGGAAGATTCGTAATTAAAGTAGCCATTAACGACCTTGCCCCCGATATCTTTTGCGAGCCGAGTTACGAGAGGAAGCGGAGTATTTCGAGTGCTTCCCTGTTCCCTGACGAGTTTTTTTGGGTCGTGTCTCACTGACATAAGTACTTCCCATCATTCCTGATCTTTTTGCCATTAGTCTTCCTCTATAGGTTCATAAGTAATTTCTTTTTGGACTGGCTGTCCTGTGACGTATTGTTCAACAGCATAGTCTTCAAGTCGGTCAAAGAGTTCTGATTCCGAGACGTTCCAGAAGACGACTTTACCGTTGCGTAGGATGTTATACCTTGTCATATTTGGGAGTTTTATATCCATTTATATGATTCTTGTTTTCTCGTGTCCGACTCGAATGCGTGGGTCACACCAGATTTCAAATCCTGCTTCCTTTGCATCAAGACAGAATGATACGTCCTCACCGCACATATCTTGAACTTCTCCTGACTCAAATACTTGCATCTTTGGAGCGAACCAAG